CGTGGCGCCGTGCGCCAATGTTTCCCAGACGTTGATCTAGTTTGGGAACTCAGCTTCAAGACTGTTGCCAAGATTGAGAGATCTTGTTGCAAGTCCTGTTTACCCCGTTTTGAGGAAAAGCTGGATATTTGGAAAACGGCACGCATCCGTCCTCAGCCGGTTGACGACGAGCATTTGAAACTTTTTCGTAAAGCATTTGCACGTAACGTTGACCAAGGGTGGGATGCACGCAGACGACCGTTCATTCCCAACGGGAATGCCACCTTGAACTCTACCCGGAGGGATGGTGGAAACTGGAACGAGGAATCGCTTTCTGAGGACTTTAGGACTGAGCTTGTTTTCTCCTCTGGTAAACCCAGAGTAGTTACTTTGTACTCATCGAAGAACACAGAAGTGTTGATACCCCTTCATCACAGTTTGTACGCGATGTTGAAGAAGAAAGGGTGGTTGCTTGTTGGTGAACCCACCAGCAAACACATTCAGAAATTGAACGGGGCAGAGCTGTTGAGTTTTGATTACTCATCAGCTACTGACAATATTAAAACCGATTACGTACGGTCTGCCATAGATATTCTGATTAGTCGTGCTGACGTCATGTCTGATGAGGAACTTGAGTGTCTCCGGATACTGGGTAACTTGTCTATTGACGGAGTGGTTTGTGGTTCCGGACAGCCCATGGGGTCCGCGATGTCATTTCCACTTCTTTGCTTAATCAACAAAACCGTCGTTGATATGAGTATGGACAGACTACTTATAGGGAAGGAGATATCGTTTTCCGAATGGAGTAAGCACAGTTGTTTGATCAACGGTGACGACTTACTCGTTCGCGAGGTAAGAAAGAATACGAATCTCCGTGGACTTATTGCCGAAGAAGGGGGCAAAGTAGGGTTGGTTGTCAATCTCGAAAAGACAATGTCTTCGGACACTGAGTGCGAGATCAATTCTACGTTGTTTTCCGACGGCAATAGAGTACGAAAGTTTAACGCATCTGCTGTGTGGATGGACCCTGGGGTCGAGGATGTTTTGGGCTACGCAGCTCAATCTTCCCACGACGTGAAGACGTTTCGAAAGTTGGTACGATGGAACGCTAATATCCTTGCAAAAAGCCCGGATAAGCATCTATCGGAGATACCAGCACATCTTCAGGTTGTGTGCCGAAAAGACAAGAAAATTAGGCGCGCAATCACCAGTTTGCCAAGGGACAGTCGACCGAAGCTTAAAGGTGTGATTCGCATGGAGGCTAGGCCCCACGGTTATCACCTTGAAGCTAGTGAGGAACACTGTTCAATGCGTGAGGAGATTAAGAGGTGTAGGGAGATGGGGGTTGCGTGGTCTCAGGATCGCGCGACTCGGAAGCAATTCCGTACTGTCGCTGAACCTAACCGAATGTCTTATTCACAGGTCTTGAAACAAAAGAAGATTGACGGACAGGAGCTAATCCCCGCCTGTTACGTTCGTACTTATGTCAACAAAATCAAG